ACGACGCCACCAACGACGAGATTGTGTATGAAGGCATGGATTACATGACCATGATGAGCATGCACTACACTGCGCTAGTCGGACCTCAGTCAGGCTCAGAGACAGCCATTCAGCGCCCAGAGGCGGAGTCAACTACAACGACCATTGGGCCTATAACAATCGTGGCATCGCGATCAGCATCTGTGTTTACAGACGGATCTGCTGATCCAAAACTGTGGAACTCTAATGATACAGAAAAGCACATTCCGCTTGGTGTTGTTTTTAGTTCTCTTACAATTAATTCTTACTCATATACAACTGCCACTACTGGGAGAGTCATTGGCAGCGGAAGCGGCGTCACTTCGGTGATTAGTGTTGGCGACACCATTGTTGTATCCGGCACATCTCAGTCAAGACTTAATGGAACCAAAACAGTTACTGCTATTAGTCAAGTAACAGCATCATCTTGGTATATTGAATTTACAGTTTCTTCTGGATCTACTGGTGGAGGGTCAACGTCTGGATCAGTATTGTACGGCCGCTACGCTTCAAGGGGATTTGTTAAGTTTGATTTACCAGCCAATCTTACCTCAAGTTCAACAGTAACCCAGGCAGACTTGGTTCTATACCAAACAAACGAAAGTGGCGATCACACTGTACCGGATAGCTCTCCAGGAGATCTACGAATCCGTAGAGTTAGCGTAAATGACTGGACCGTAGACACTTACAAGAGCTACGGCGCAGAAGGTTCTTGGGTCAACGCTGGCAATACTCTTGACTGGTCAACAATGTCAGGAGACGTCGGGACAACTGAAATCCAATATAACAGCCACACAAACGTTCATTTAACGAAGATTACAGCAAGCATTACGAGCATTGTTAACGAGTGGAAAAATGGCTCTACAAACAATGGGTTACGTCTCAGTAACACTGATGAGTCAGTCGTTACCAACGGATTTACGTTAGCTAGCACGGCGTACAGTTCTGCGTATAGGCCAGCACTTACCATAACATATACTGAAGTTCTTAATCCGGCCACAAATGTTAACGCCAACGGGCTTGAGAAGGGCCCCAAAGCCACAAAGGCGCTTATGGGGCAGCGGACATCAAACAGCTACTCTAGGCACGATGGTAATGAAATTGCAATCTATTGCAAAAACGCAGCCGGCGATCCTAACGAGGTTGATCTCTCATACGACGAGACAACACAGACGTACACTCTCTCTGGTCGAGTATATGTGGAGCGATCGGCCATCAACGACAATGAGAAGTTGTACGATGCAGAGTTTGACAACTACGTTCCGAACAGGTTTAACATTGAGTCAATTAAATTGGCAGTGATTGCCAACCCTGGCGAAGAAGTCTGCACCATCAACGTGTGGCCTGGATCATGGACACAGGTAGGAACTCCTGAGACACCAGCGCAATTTAAGTGGAGCCTGAAGCTTCGTCAGCATGACTCTACGGTAGCTGAGGTGTTGGCTCCAGCTGGCACTACGCCGACTCTTAGCACTGTTGGCGGCGTGTACGGCAACTTTACTGGCACAACAGAGAACACAACAAATGCATACGAGATCAACTGCTTGACTAGCGGACTGCAGTATAATTTTAGCGTTTTCCCTATGGTGGAGATTGCAGTTGTGTCCCCACAGACATCGTCTACCAACCCAGACTACGGCGGTGCAGGGGCCATCCACGACCTTAACGGAGTACTGGCGTCAACTGATCCTAATAGCAGCGCGATCATGGGTCTTAAGAAGAAGACAATACAAGACATTTTTACGCAGTATATTTCAGAGCTTGAGGCAACCGGCGGCAATTACTCTCGTTTCGGGTGGCTTACCACCGAGACGGCATCTGGTCAGTCATACGGTACCGGCATGCTCAGGTACTTTACTTCTGGTCAGTCTGTCCTAGAGTTCCTACGCGACATGTGCGAGAAGGAGATGGCTGACAACCTTCTAACAGCAGACGACGCCAACAGAAGGTGGGATGTTATTGACGACATTAAAATCCCGTGGCGGACCGTGTTCAATTTCGTCGGCATCCGTGGGGCTTCGTTCCCTGGCACCAAGCTGTGCATCGCCCCAGCGAAGACAGACTCTTCCCCACGGTTCTTGTTTGATTACCCAGGAAACGTAGACACGTTCAGGTATCGCAGGGATGGCAAACGCCTTCGCAACTCTGTACGGATTGTGCCATCAACTGCCTTCCTCACGGGAAGCAGCACGGCATCGGCCGGATCGCGGTCGCAAGGCAAGTTGGCTGAAAGCCAAGCAGCTATTCAGGAGTATGGCTATGCGCCGATCTTGTCAACACAGGCAAACTTTGCGGATGAGACAGAACTACAGAAGTACGCTGACTCACAGCTTCTGAAGCTTTCTGACATTCTTAACGTGTCAACAGCCAGTATCCAGATTGGCCCGGATACGGTGCGACCTTTTGAGGACTTCTTCCTTGGAGACGTTGTACAGGTGGCAATTCGTAGAAAGAACGTCAACTTCTCTGACCCTATTCAGCCAGACCTGATGACCGACGCCTACATCGTGGGCGGGGTGCGGTTTGAGCTCCCGCCAGACGGCGCGGAGAAGATCACTCTAGACCTTGTAAAGGCAAGCGATTTCGGCAGAGGATAGGATTATGTGGTATAATCCGGTCGAAGGGGACTTCCCTTCATAACGGTATTGGAGGAAACATGGCGAAAGCAAACCTCGTAGAGCGAGTGGGCGAGCTCAAGGAGCAAGGGCTGTCGTTCACTCAGATCGGGAACCAGCTCAACATGAGCAAGGACCAGGTCCAGAAGTTCCATAAGCGGTACGCAGAAGGGAAGCCGGAGGATCTACTCCCTCCGCAGCGCAAGGCCACACCGACGCCTAAATTCGTCGGCATTGACATTGCGTTCTTTGACATTGAGACGACCTTCAGCAACTGGCGCCGCATGCTGTGCGGCTCTATTGCAGACGGACTAGGCAAGGTGACAACGCTTAGCCACGACACCCATCCTGGCAAGAACTGGCAGGATGACAGCGTGCTCGTGAAGGCGTATTGCGAGGAGCTTGACAAGTACGACGTGATTGTCGGATGGAACTCAAAGCTATTTGACGTTCCAGTGCTGAACTCGCGCATGCTGTATCACGGCTTCCGGCCGTACGATCCAAAGATGCACTTGGACTTGATGTACAAGGCTACCGGCTCGTCAATCGCGATTGGCCGCAAGTCTCTGGACAACGTGTCTAAGTACTTCGGAGTGCAGAACAAGAAGACTCCGCTTGATCCTCGCACATGGGACGATGCCGACCACGGCGACCGTGCCTCGTACGAGAAGATCATTGAGCATTGCGAGGCTGACGTTCTTGTCCTTCGGGATGTGTACGCTAAGCTTAAGCCAATGGTTAGGATTCTTCACCGATGATTAACGCAGACCTTGAGGGCGCACGCAACGTTTGCGTGGACTTTGACGACACAATCTCCGTACGGGTGTTTGGAACAATCGTGCCGGCCAGGGGTGTCGTTGAAGGCTTGGAGAGGCTGCGTGCGAACGGGTATAGGATCATCATTCATTCCGCTCGGGCATGGGAAAAGTTTGAAGACAGAGCAGATCGAATTGAAGAAATGCGCTACTACCTGGACACCTGGGGTGTGCCATACAACGAGATCTGGGTTGGGGCAGGCAAGCCCGTGGCCAAGGCCTACGTTGACGATAGGGCGCTCAGATTTGACAACAACTGGGACGCAATTGTAGAATCCATCCTGAACGGATAAGTTCTCCCCCAGCCGGGCGCCCCTCCGGCTGGGGGGTCTAATTGGGGCATAGGAGGGGCGATGGTTAGAAAGATGATTGGAGACCTCTTTGATGAGGGCCTCCGTAAGACACGCACAGAGCGGCCAGCTAGCGCGAAGTGGCGTGGCTCCCTACTCGGGAGCTGCCTACGTCAGCAGTGGTACTACGCTCATGGCGTCGAGCCTACGGATGTCCGCGACGAAGAGGTCTTTCGTATTTTTGAGCGCGGTCACATCATCAACGCGGCCTTCAACGAGCGCTTGAGGAACTCTGAGCACCTGATCTCCTACGAGGAGGAGGTGCCGGTAGCTATCCCAGAGCTGAACTTTGGCGGCAACGCTGACGGTGTGGTACAATGGAAGGACGGCCAACATGAACTGATTGAGTACAAGTCTGTCAAGGATTCGGCATGGAAGTTCATTCCAAAGCCGGAGCACCAGATTCAAGCGTCAATCTATGCGGAGTCGTTGCGGCGTATGCGAGGCCACGACTACTCAGCCAGGTTGGTTTACATTAGGGCAGGGGATCTCGCCACCGAGGAGTTCATCGTTGATGAGTCGTGGCGTGACAAGGCCCTGAGAATTTTGGAGGTGCTGAACAGTGAGCGATGGAGAGACACTCCGCCATGGAGACTCCCAGAAGAAAAGTACAGGTCCAAGAAAAACGGGAACTGGCTCTTCCCTTGCGGGTACTGCGAGTTCTTCACAAAGTGCAGAGGAGAGGAAAATGGCAAGTAAGACACTGGCCGGCAAGCTGGCCGAAGTAATGGGCGAGATTGGGTACATCACAAAAGGCGGCACCAACAGCGCCCAGGGGTACAAGTACGTCATGGCGTCGCAGGTGGCAGACGCAATCCGCGAGAAGCTCGCGGCTAAGGGAATTGCAATCATTCCTGGTGACATTGAGAAGCTGAGCGAGGGAACCTCTGCCTCTGGCAAGCAGGTCATCCTAACGTTCAAGTACTCGTGGCACTTGGTTGATGGTGAGACTGGGGAGAAGCACACGATCTATTCGCTAGGGTCTGGAGCTGACTCAGGGGACAAGCATGTGTACAAGGCAACCACAGGGGCCCTCAAGTACGCGCTGCTTACGACGTTCCTCATCCCGACTGGGGACGATCCGGAGAACGATTCGGGAGATGCTGCCATCGCCAAGGCTGCGAAGGAGATCTTTAGCGACACAGTTAAGCCTGTAGCCGGTCAGTCCAAGAAGGCTGACGGAGATTGGGAGTTCTAATGGATAGGGTTGATCTTTGGCTAACCGATAAGATTGCTCCTGTGAAGGAGAAGACCAAGGCCGGTCGAGACGTTTGGAAGTTCTTTGGCAGCATGCAGTCGTACGCGTACGACGCATTCATGGGCGCATCTCCAGATGTGCGCAGCAAGTCAGAGGCTCCAAACCGATACGAGCGCGTTACGATCCTAGTCTTTGACGCGGATTTGGCATCCCACGTCCAGAAGATTTATGATAGTACCGTGAACCGCGAGACCAATGACCCTCGCCAGCACTTGCATGTGATTGGCAAGCTTGAGGAGCGCGCGGACAAGGACGGCAACCCGAAGGGGTACAGCCTCCTTGCCAACGAGGCCAGCCCACTCATCTGGGGTCCGCTTAAGAAGCGTTCGTGAGCGACGAGCCTAAGTTTGTAGACGAGCTTGAGGAGGGGCTCATCGGCATTGGTATTCAATACCAGGCCGATGGCTCTCCCTCATACGTCGCGATATACAGCAAGGAGTTGTGGATGGGAGCGTACAAAGAGAAAGCTATTGACTTCATGAACGCGCATGGCGCGTACAAGCAGTCAGAAGAGCTGTCACTAGTCCGCGAAGGGGAGAGCCTCTTTTGGGAGTTTGCCCGTAAGGCAGGTACCGGGATCGGTGCCCCAGTAATAGTCGTGGAGGAAGAAGATGACGGACAAGGCGAGACAGGGCAGGCTCAACCGACAGAGGGGTAATGCCTTTGAGCGGGAGACAGCCAAGAAGCACGGCGGACGGCGCACTGGAATGTTTGGTGGCCCAGACGACGTGACCGTAGATGGACTGTTTAAGATCCAAACCAAAGTCGGTACGATGTTCTCAAACAAGTACTGGAGTTGGCTACGGAAGATTGAGGTAAAGGCTGGGGAGGTCCCCTACCTCGTGATTGGCGATGCGCCAGGAGCTGGCATTCAGCGACGGGTGATGGTCATCATGGATGAGCGGGACTGGTTGGAGATTAAGGAGAAGCTGTATGGCAGTGCCACAGAAGACGAAGCCAAACAAGGGTAACGTCGCGGTAGTAGCAGCCAAGTGGGGCGTAGCGTTCAACATTGTTGTGGCAACGTTCTTGGACAAGTACTTTGAGGGCGTGCCGGAAGAGAAGCGCGCAGATGTTAAGGTTCCGTTTGACGTAGTCTTGCAGCTTGCTGCAGGAGTAGCATTGAAGATTGTGGAGGTAGAGGATGGCGACGACGCCCGATGAAGAGAAACAAGTTGAAGGGTTTTTTACAAACGTTA